CATTACTTCTTCGTGATAGTTACGGGGAATACCTTGGATCTGCTGAACAAATCCCTTCCACTCATCATCACGCTGGGCGTAAACGCCATCAAAGACTTCGTTGATAATCGGTTCGACTACCGCACGAAAGTCTGTACTACGCATTGGGGTTGCCATTGCTTAATCCTTTCTTTCGTTAATTAGACCGAAGCGATCGGGTACACGAACGTGTTGTTCGCGATCTTGACTTGTAAAATCGTGTAGGTGTCACCCCAAGCGTTTAACTCGCCTGTGGGGTAAGCAACCTCACGTCCCAAACCAACAACACGGACCTGGCCCTGTGCTCCGTTAGCAACTGCTGTGTCGTTCAGAGCGCAAGTTGAGAAGAACGCTCCGCCGTTGCCGATGGATGTTCCACTCGCGGGGGTCAGCCCGGTAGCGGTCTCAAAGTTGTACTGTGAGCCAATGGCTGCCGTTGTGGCGGAGCCGTTGACCTGCGCCTCGTACACCAACTCAGGATCTGAGAAGATCCAGAAGATGATGTCCGTGGAAGCGTCCAAGGTTGCCTTGGATGCGCCCTTAGCCACAGAGCGACGTCCTTGGGAGTCGGTGAACTCCACGCCGTCAAATACGCCGAATACGGAGCCGGAAGCGGACGCCGATGCGGCAATGGTCAATTGGCCTGATGTTGTAAGCCCTACTGGCTGGAACTGGAAAAATGACTGTCCAGAGGTCAGCGAGTACGGTGCGGTGTACGTGGTGCCAGCGATAAAGCTGTTCGTGCCGACAAAAGGAGTCGCACGATCAAGACCGCTGGGGTGGTACACGGGCTTCAGACCAAAGGGTTTTAATGTCGTTGCCATTAGTTTTCCTTTGTTTGTTGAAGAATGTTATTCAAAACGAATGTTCGTTTTGGCTTTTGCGGCCTCTTTTTCCATTTCCAAAATACCGCCTTCCAGGATTGATCGTCCGCCCTTGGACTCTTGCGAGTTACCACGAACCGCCGATGTGATGTTACGCTGGTGCTCCAACGGATCTTCTAGGTGGAGCATCTTCATAACCTCCTGGTAGACCTCTTCTGGTAATTTGAAGAGAACCATCTCGTTACAACTAACACAGCCTTCAAACTTGCCTGAACTCATCTTGCCCAGTGATTCAAAGCCATTGCCTAACTCCGCGGCTTTCACCGGCTCATAGCCTAGTGCTAATCGTTTGTCGATACTGTCGTACTGGTTCGTGGTGCTCAACCAGCACAGGTGAAATCCAGGGATAGCATCCTTGGAGATCTCGGGCAGCGCACTATTTGCCCACTTATCACGAAAGGCCTCCAGCCTTTCTCTGTGCTCAATATCACCCGCGTTCGCGGTATTCCGGTCCTTGACTTCTTTGACACGATCCTGAAGACGGTCATCTAAGTCACGCTTAATTCTTGTATTAGCCATTTTTTACCCCTTATTTTGTCTGTCGTACGACGCGTATGCCTTGATCATCTGGTTTCGCTTTGACGGGTCATCCCACGCCCCAGCGTCCTTGATCGCCTGAACCCTCTCACGTGAGAGCGTGAACGTCGTCCCGGATGGTCCAGCTCCCGGATTCGACGACCGCCCAGACGGTGCCGGGTTGGTGCGCTTTGACGCGCCCTTGGCCGCATACCTGTGAGGTAAACGTGATGCTAATCTACTGTCCAGCTCGTCCCAGTACTCTGGGTCCGAGGGCTCCCACCCATCGGCGGCGAGCTCTTGGTCGATCACCTTGGCGATACGGCTGTCCGTGTCCCGCCCCTGTGGATCGTACCACTTGTGTTTGTTCATCCAAGACTCTGCGTTCTCGCGCACCGCCTCGGACACTTGATCGGGAACGTTCTGCTTTGGCCGCTTGGCGTTCTCGATCTGCTGCTTCTTGTAGGCCTGCACCTGGGAGAGCCGGTTCTTTGACTCCTGTAGTAGCTCCAGGTACTCCACCTGCGCCGCGGCGTCGTTCGACTGCGCGGCCTGTAACAGCTTCATCTTCGCGTACTCGACGCGAGTTGTCTCGTCGTCGATCGCCTTGTCCACCTGAGCGAACTGGAAAGAGGCCGCGGTGCTCTCCACCGCCGCCAGCCGTCGGGCTAGCTCCTCATTCCTGCGCTCAAGCGAGCTTATCTTGTGCTTAGAAGACGCCTCACGCTGCTTGGCAAGCTCTTTCTTGAGCTTCCTCTCCTCACGACGGGCCTCGCGAATTCTTTCTCGGTCATCGTCGTTCTCTTCATCGTCGCCCTTTGAAGAGTTGTCAGCCGCCTGGCTAGACTCGGAGTCGTCGTCTTCATCGTCGTCCTTGTCGTCGGAATCAGCCCCATCGTCGGACGCCTTCTCATTCTTCTTCTGATCTTCAAAGGGATCCTTGTCCTCTTCCACGGCGACCAGTACCGTGCCATCCTCTTGCTCCCTAATTGGGAGGTCCTTCTCGTCTTTTTCTGCCATGTTCCACTTTCTACAAAGTTTTAGTCAACGAACGCCTTCATGCGCTGGGCGTGATCAAAGCTGCGGATCTTGGAGATGATCTCTCGCGCCTGTATGGTGATGAACACCACGGGCGAGCCCTCATCCTCCGGGTTAACCACGAATCGGTCTCCGCCGTACTTGATCGTGCGTACCAGATCACCCTCCTTGCACCAAGGACCCTCAGGCCACGGCTCAAGTGTGTCAGGGCTCTTGTACGCCAGGGATCCAATCTGCCTAACCTTCGCGACCGTCTCGTTAAACCTGAGTGTCGCCCGGGTCTCGTCTACCAGAATGATCCCGCCCTTGCTCGTTGTCTTCTCGCGTCGTAGCTGCACCAGAACACGGTCGCCCGCGACGTCAATGCCAGGGTCTATGTCCGGGAAGCACTCCGCCTCCGTGCGTAGATCTGGCTCGTCCTTCTTGTTAACATCAAATGCCATTCGGCACTCCTTTCTTAGGCTATTCAGCCTCTTCAGTTTCGGACAGGATCAGGTTGATCTCGTCCAGGGCCCGTTGCAGGCCTTCTTTTTTACCGAGCAGGTTCTTGTACTGCTCGTGGTTGTGGATCCCAACGCCCGTACAGAGCGTGGAGTCCACCAGTCTGACCTCGTCGCCTACGCGACGGATAATTTCGGTTATTAAGTCCCGCATATAACAACATATGCAGGAAAATAGAGATTACGCCCCTAAAATTTTAGTAGAGCGATCCGCTGGTGCCCTTGAGGTTGTTGTAGGGCCCGACCGGCTTGGCGTTGGCTAGCTTGGCCTGTGCCGCGCCACGCTTCCAGTTGTTGTCGCGGTGTGACCCGGATGCGCCCGCGTCTAGCCTTTTGTTGTCGGGGCCGCCGCCGCTCGATAGCTTGCCCGTCTCTTGGTACGTCTGACGGAATCCTTGTAGGTTGTTGTCTGCCATTTACTTCTCCCTTTTGGTTGGTCTCTTGGTAATCCCACCGGCTTTCATCTGCTCGATGTTCATCTGATGCTGCTGGTCCATCATCTTGTTTTGCTGCGACTGCTGGTTTTGCATCGCGGCCATACGCGCCTGGTGCTCCATGTCCATCATCTGGTTTTTCTGGGCCTGCTGGGCGTCTATCGCCTGCTGCGTTGCCTGGGCCTGCTGCATGAATGCCTCCCGCTCCGCCTGTATGCCGTGCTTTCTCATGTCCGCGTCCGCCATGTTGATCGCGTCGATCGCGGACATGTTCTGCTCGTGCGCGAGCTGGGCCTGCATTGAGTCCACCTGCACCCCGGCTTGGAACGTGGCGACGCGCTCTTTTGACGCGTTGTTGATGTTCGCGAGCGCGATCGTGGTTGAGTTCTTCTGGTCGTTGATCTGGTTCTCCGTCTGGAACTTGGTCACAAGCTCCTGAACCTTGCGCTCGAGCTCCGCCACCTTGAGCTGGTAGTCCTGCTGGTGCTTCGCCATCTCCTGCTGGAGCTTTGCCTGCGCCTCCTGCGACTTGCGCTGGGTCTCCGCCATCTGGGTCTTGAGTATGACCTGCGCGGTTGGGTCTTGTGCGGCTAGCTGCTCCATCTTCGCCTGCTGCGCCTGCTGAACCTTTTGCGCGAGCTGCTGGATCGCCGGCTGCGCGGCTTGGAACGTATCCTGCGCGTCCTGTGAGACCATCTCCGCGGCCAGGGACAGCGCCTGCTGATCCTCCAGGGTGAGCGGACGCTCCTCGAGTAGCTTCAACTTGTCCTCGCCGCCGGATGCCTCCGCCACGTACGCGCGCATGGACTGCAGGTAGTGTAGTGTTAGGTGCTGCTTGATGTGCTCCAGCGCGTGCGGCGCGAATGCGGGGCCAATGAGTGGGCTGCCACCATAGTTGGGGTCTTGAGCATACGCCAAGTGTACCTTGATGTGCGCTAAGTGATCCTGACCTGGGTAGGCCGCCGCGGGGCGACCCATGGACATTGCAACGTTCTCCAGGGCAGGGTTTGACTCCTTGATTCCCTCTGGATCTGGCAAGATCTCGTTGATGGCCGGTACTTTTAGCTGCTTCAAAACCCTCCGGTGTGCAGCCCGAAGGTCGTACATCTGTGGGGCAGAGTTAGCCATCTGCAACACAGCCTGTGCCTGCGCGAGTCGTTGTGTCTCCGAGAAGATGTTCGGGTCGGAGACCGGTCGCACGTCATTGTTGGACGCGAAGTCGCGGATTTCAATCTCCGTCCCCGACTGGTTGTCCATCTCCTCCAGGTACCAGTAGTTGATACGAGAAAGAACTTTAAGTGATTTTGCCTGCGCCCTGTGAAGGCGGGCGTGGATGCTCGAGAATACCTTAGCGCCCTGCTCGATTAGTGCCTGGGTGGTGCCCACTGGCGTGTTAGCGTTTGCGTCGCCAATCTTTTCCTCGGCCGTCGTAACAACGCCCTTCGCGGCGTCGGTAAGCCAACCAAGTAAATTAAACAGTACAGTTGACGGCGGGTTGAACGGCAACGGCATAGCCAACTTGCGGATGTCATCCACGCCGGGGGCACCTTCGATCTCAAGAACCTGTGTGGGTTCTATCTTGTCGCTCTGTCCGGAGATCCTTCCTCCCTTGAGCCGAAGCATTGTCTGGCTGTTGTTAATGTGCGCTGCATCAAGTAGGGCACGTAAAGAGCCAGTAAGAGCAGCGCTAAGCCCACCAATGAGGTGAGGTAGACCGATGGCATAAGCGCCGCGCCAAGGAATAAACTTAAACTCAACCATCCAATCCATCTTCGCGCGACGATCATCGCCAGCCTCCCAGTTTCTGTAGAGCGAGAGGACCTTGTTGGTCGTCTCGTCGATGGACATAATGTAGGGCGCGCGTGCGCCGTCTGTTTCGTCGTCGTCGCTCAGGCGCAAGAAGCACGTCACCTCGTACACGCGACGGATGCCGTCGATGTTCTTCGACGGTGCATCCTTGCCCTCGACCTTGTCGTTGG